TATAATAACAATTCCTGAACCGCCTGAACCACCAGTTCCTGGTCTATTTCCAGCACCACCACCACCTCTATTAGTGGTTCCATTATTACCTAAAGCACCACCTCCAGTTCCACACGGAGAAGCTCCTCCCGAAGGAGATGAACCACCACCGCCTCCATAATTAACTGCTGATCCTGTTATAGCACTTGGAGAACCAACACCACCTGCTCCTCCACTACCTGTTGGAGGACTATTTGATCCTCTACCACCAGCACCACCTCCACCACCATAATTATAATTTGGTGACCCTGCAGCATCTCCAGCGTTAAATCCTTGAACAGGAGTTGTTGGAGGAGTATTTCCTTTACCTCCAGTTGGGTGAGATGGAGTAGGTGTTCCTTCTCCTTGAAAACCTCCACCAGATCCTCCAGGAGTTACTGCCATATCACCATTAGTTGATGAACCGTGTCCATTGCCGGCACCACCACCTGCTGATGTTATTGTTGAAAAACTTGATACTCCGCCTCTAGAACCGTTTGCAACTGGAGCACAAGTAGATGGAGGACCTCCAGCACCGCCAGCACCTACTATTACTGGATAAGCTTGAACTTCTACTGTTAAAGCACCACAAGGATTAGCTCTTCCCGCAGGTTCACAATAAGTACAAGCTGATAATCTATAACCACCTGCACCACCTCCACCTCCACCTCTGGGGGCAGGATAACCATCACTACCACCACCTCCACCACCAGCGAGTACTAAATAATCTACTGTAGTTGAACCTGCTGGAGATCCAGCACTTGTTACTGTAAAATTTCCTGGACCTGTAAATGTATGTATTTTAAAATCACCACAAGTTGTTATTGTTCCACCTGTTGCTTCTATAAACGGACTAATAAAAGCATTAGAACTTTGACCTGTATCTGTTGTTATCCAACCTTTTGTTGCATCTACATAAACAAAAGTTATTGCAACACCTTCTACGTTTATTACAAAATCTTCCGCATTGCCTTCTATATTAGATCCATTTCTAGCTAATGTAATATTATTGGTATCTGCTGTATTTGCATAATCTGAAATTGCGATCACCGCTCCAGCGTCAGGTGATGCTGGTAGAGTTACTGTGATTGCTCCACCTGTTGTATTTACAAAATACCCTACACCACTTACTGCTGTAAAGTCTCCTGTTTTAACTGTTGTATCCCAAGAAGCTGCACCGGTTGCGCCGAACCCTGCCGCCGTACCGTTGTTCGTGATCGTTGCACCTGCAGGAATTGTTATAGTGTCACCACTATCTCCTAACTGGACTGTACCACAATTTGTTCTTGGACTAATTTTATTTACTTTTACTTCACTCATAATTTACCTATTGAAATTTATACCTTATCATTACTATACCTGAGCCACCAGAACCACCGTGTCTTTCCGTACCATCATAGTTACCACCGCCACCACCGCCACCGGTGTTAGTTGTGCCATCAGTTCCCGTATTATTTGCCCTACTATATCCACCACCACCTAGACCAGCAGTAGCAGAATTAGGAGAAGCTCCAGGAGTTCTAATTCCTCCACCTCCTGCACCTGAAAAATACCTTCCTGCAGGACCTGTTGCACCATAAGAAGGTGCAGTGGGACCTATAAAAGGAGTTCCTATAAAAGATCCTGCTCCTCCTGGAGCAGCACTACCAGCACCTGTTCCACCTACAGCACTTGCTCCACCTCCACCTCCACCACTATTGCTATTAGTTGAAGGGCCTCCATTATTACCTTGTGGCGGACTAACTGGAGGAGTATTTCCTGCTCCAGCTGCTCTTGTTCCGGAACAACCAGCTGATGCACCACCACCTGAACCTCCAGCGTTTCCTGTACCACCATAACCATTTGAATCACCTCCACCTGCTGAGGATATAGTTGAAAAAGTTGACGTAACACCTTGAGCACTACTAGGACCTCCAGCCCCACCTCCGCCTACAGCTATAGGATAACCTTGAACTGATACTGATAATCCAGTTGGATTAGCTAATGGAGACATATTAGGTGCTGAAATGCATCCTACTGAATTGGACTGTCTAAAACCACCCGCACCGCCTCCTCCACTAATTGATTGTCCTGCACCGCCACCACCAGCTACTACAAAATAATCTACTGAATTAGAACCACCAGCAGATCCTGCTGATGAAACACAAAAGGTTCCTGGTCCTGTAAAAATATGTGTTTTAAAATTACCATTAGTTAAAACTGTACCACCAGTTGCAGCAACAAAACTAATACTTCTTTCATTAGAAGTTGAATCTTGAACATTTATCCAACCTTGTGTTGAATCAACGAATATAAATGTTACTGATTGACCTTCTGTATTTAAAACTACATTAGAATTTGTTCCACCAATTTTATCTGATCCATTTGGTGAAACTGTTAAATTATTTGTTTGCCAAGTAGCTGCATAATCTGCAACAGATACGATCGCACCTGCTGAACCTGCAGGTAAATTAACTGTAAAAGCACCACCTGTCGTATTACAAAAATAACCTTCACCACTGACTGCTGTAAATGTTGCTGTTTTTGGAGTTGTATCCCAGTCTACAGTCCCTGTTCTACCAAAACCTGATTGTGATGCACCTGATGCTAAATTAACAGTATCGCCACTTGCACCTAATGTGATTGTTGTACCACATTGATTAATTAAATTTCCACCATCTGCTGCTTGTATGTCATCTGCTTTTACAACTGAACCACTGATCGTAGTTGTTGCACCGCATTTAGTGACTACTGCACCGCCGCATTGGTTTTCTATGTTATCTACTTTAATTTTACTTGTCATAATTATTGAAATTTATACCTTATTATTACTATACCAGAGCCGCCTGTTCCACCAGCTCCACCTGAACCTGCACCTCCACCAGCTCCACCACCTGTGTTAGCTGTCCCGTTGCAACCTGAACTACCATTATTTGAATCACCACCATCTCCTCCACCATCAACACCGCAAGCACCTGCTCCAGGGCCAGCTGATCCAGCTCCACCACCTCCAGCTCTTCCTGTTGGTGTTCCATTAATTGAAGAAGTTGCACCTGTTCCTCCAAATCCTCTACAACCTGGAGAATTAGAAGCCCTTCCTGCTACAGTTGCTCCACCACCACCTCCACCGTGATTACCTAAAGGAGCAGGACCTGGAGTAGTTGAACTACCCCCATCTGTTCCTTGAGCTGGACTTACTGGAGGTGTATTACCACTACCACCTATATTAAGTACATTACCTCCACCACCAGATCCACCGCCGGATCCACCATTAGTAGTTGGATTTCCAGGTTTTGGAGAATCATCATCTCTACCTCCACCACCACCAGCACTTGTAATTGTTGAAAAAATTGAACTACCACCTTGCCCTCCAGCACCATTAGTAGTTGGGTTTGGTTGACCAGCTCCACCACCACCTACTGTAATTGGAAAAGCTGTTGCTGTAACTGTAACTCTATTTGGTGCGGATGGATATCCATTTAATGGAGACCCTGTATAGGGTGAACTTGGACTTACTACTTCTCTATAACCTCCACCACCTCCACCACCACCTCTATTTCCTCCACCACCACCTCCACCTGCTATTACTACGTGTGAAACTACATTATCAGCAGCACATACAGCTACTCTATCAATTGTAAAAGTTCCTGGTCCTGTGAACGTATGAATTTTGCAATTTCCACAAATTGTTTCTGTTCCGCCAGATGCTACAATAAAATTACTTCCAACTCCTATAAATTCATTTTCGTGCACAGTTTTCCAACCAACTGTTGCATCTACATAAACAAAAGTTAAACCTTGACCTTCTGTGAGTATAATTAAATCTCCATTAGCACCACCACCATTAATTTTTTCCCCACTTGCAGGAGATATTGTGAAAGCATTTGAATCAAATGTTTTATTATAATCTTGTATTGAAACTATTGCACCTGCTGAACCAGATGGCATAGTCATTGTTATAGCACCTGATGTTGTATTAACAAAATAACCTTCGCCATTAACTGCTGTAAAATCTCCTGTTTTAGGAGTTGTTTGCCAATCAACAGTCCCTGTTCTACCAAAACCTGATTGAGTAGCGCCACTAGCTAATGCTACAGTTCCACCACATCTACCTAAAGTTACAGTAGTTGCATCTACAACAACAGTTTTACCTGCTCCACCACCTGTTGTAAGTGTTGTGCCTGACTGTTCTGTTATTGCATCTACTTCTATTTTTGACATTATACTATTACTAAAGTCCCTGTTACTGTTACAGTTGCTGGTATAGTTATTGGTCCAGCTAAAACTGCACTTTCAATTGTTTGAGTTCCGTCAATCGTGGACGATTGATTAGGTATAAATTCGTTGGGGGCTGCTTGCCCTCCGATGTATTGGATTCCATTTACTATTGCCGTCATAATTCCTCCTACGTACTGATTTCGTCGATAAATGATGTAACAATATCTAAAGACGAAGCGGTATCGCTTTGAGCTTTAAGTACGTCACCATTTGCCAACACAATTTTTGCGCCGCCCTGAATTAGTTCGATTGCAGAGTTTGGTGGAACACTCACATTCTTTGCGATGAAGTGGTCATTTCCGCCATTCACAATCTGACAACTAGCCAAAACAGTTGAAGTTGTTACATTACAGATTCTAATACCAATAACAGCATCGTAATCTCCACCAGTAACTAAAGTGACTGGTGCTGTACCAACGTTTCTTTGTAAATTGTTTCTAAAATTTTGTGCCATATTTTTTTCCTATTTATAACGCAACCGCCATTGCTAATGCAAAGCCAGCTGACGCTGCTCCTACTGGTGTTCCTGATGCGTCCAGGTAAACCGACTTACTTGCTGGTAAAGTACAGAATACATCTTTTGTACCACTAGTAAAGTTAACAGCTGCATCTGAATTAGAACTGGAGATAACTGTAGTTCTAGTTAAGTTTGCACTCGTACCATCTAATGTTCCAAGTCCAACTTCAAACTCTGTTGTACCTTGATTAAAGATACAATAGTAAGTCGTATTGCTGTTTCCTATTCCTTGTGCAAAAGTTTCAAAACCAGTTACTGCTGCTCCAAGTGCCATTGCACCTGTACCAGTAGTTGTGCTTGTTACTTTTACTCTGTCGTTTATTACCAACGCCATAAATTTTCTCCTTAACTCATACTAATAATTGCATTAGCAGGTGTAGCAGGATCAGGAAACGTAATAGTAAAAGTACCATTCGTTGCTGTCTTGTTACCACCAAAATCTAAAACCACTACTAATCTATTTGCTGTCCCATCAACTGTATCTGTATTGTAAATCGCTGCAAAAGCTGCAGTGAAAGATGCTGAAGTATAACTAACATTATCAAAGTCAACTGAAGCAACTGCTGTTGAAGAAGCAACTCCAAGTCTTGTTAATGCTTTTACAGAATAGTTAGTACCACCTGTTGTATCTACTTCACCGTTACCTGTTCCTAACAAGGCAACCGTCGATGCTGTTGAATAAGGATTAGTTGTATATAAAGATAGACTAAAGTTGTTTCCACCCGAAGCTTTAAAATTATGATTCGCTTCGAATAGAGCACCTCTAAAACTATTTGGTATTATATTTGCCATATTCTTTTATCTCCTTAATTACTTGATGGTGGTTTAACGTTAAGTTGAGCGCGAACTTCACCATCTTGATATTCGTCTCTGCGTCTATTACCGATTTGCTCGATAGCGTACGATTCTAATGCTTGTGTATAAGCTTGTTGGTAGTATTGTAACATATCCTGTGGGCCTTTCAAGTACGCATATGTATTTACCAGACAAGCATACAAAAGTAAATCTTGATATTTGTTTGACAGATAAGTGCCTACTGTGGCTGGAGCGGGACTACTTGTAGTGTCTGTAATAGTTTCTGG